CTGTCATTGCATCTAAAGAAGATGTTCTTGCTCCACCAGCAGAACCAGTGATCCAAGTCTTGTAACGTCTGTCTTCAGTTTCAGAAGCTCTATATCTAACGTGTAAGAATGGTCTCTTAGCGTTCTTACCTAAGATTTGGTCATACACAGTAGTTGAACCAGCTGGAACCATAAGTCCATTTACTGCTCCACCTGTTAAACCACCTCTCATAGTAGGATCGTTTAGATATTTCCAGTCAGACTTGTAGAAGTCATAACCTCTTCTGAATCCTGTGAAACCTAAGTTAAGGGCCATCTCTTCATCATTGTCAAATAGACCGTATGAAGTACCACCTGCTCCGTAAGAGTTTTGTGCTGCTAACATATCATCTATATCAAATGAGAACTGACGGTTAACAAAGATTACATTTTCCTCAATAGCACCTTGCTTATCAAGTCTTTGTATTACATTGTCAAATCCTGCAAGAGCAACTGGGTTACCACCACTCCATACATTTCCTCTGTTATTTACAACATGGAAGATACCTTCAGAACCATTATTACCTACAGCTCCACCTGCTACAGATGCTCCAGAACCTGCTTCTGCTGGAACTGCTTCAACCATTGCAGTCTCAAGATAGTCTTCAAAACGAAGTCTTGTTTCGTGCTCAGACTTCAAGTACCATAGGTATCCTGTACCACCGTTCTCAGTTTGAATCTCAACCCATCCAATCTGTGCCATGTCAGAACCGCTTACCTCGTAAGTATCCTTTATGATTATTGGATTGTTTTGAAAGATAAAGTCTTGAGCTTCAACAGAACCAACCATTCCTTCCTGACCTTTCTTGAACTCAGAACCGTAAACAAATATACTCATAGTAGATGCTGCTGCAAAAGCCGCTTGAGTTGCTTCGTAGTACGCTACAGTTACTGTAAACGGTGCTGCTCCAGCAACTGCTGTCACAATTGCTTTGTTACTTAATACAGAGCCTGCTGTCTCATCAGAGATCATAATTGTTTGACCAACTCTAATAGCTGTGAATCCATTTGCTGGTGCAGTAGATGCTGGTGCTCCTGGGTTCACTTGTGCTCCTGGAATTGTGATAGTCTGAACAGTTTCAGCTCCTGTATAAGAACCTAATGTACATGCTGTGTACTTACTGTGTAACCTTCCTTGTTCAGCCCATTTGATAAGGTCAGAGTTAGAAGGCATTTCAGCACCAACCATTCTTAAGAATGATGCTACTGTTCTGTTACCATAACGCTCAAATTCTTTCTCGTATGTATCTGGAAGATACTGATTCAAGAAATCAAAGTTGGTAATGTAGTTTGTTGCTAAGGCTACTTGCTGACCACTTGGTTGCAAGTCAAAGCCTGGAGGTGTAATCACACTCATTTTTTTTGTTTTTTAATTTATATTTTTTTAATACTTCTAATTTTGAGTCCTTTGCCACTGCTTGAGTCGCCTACGTTTCTAATCTTCAATCCATCCTTACTGAAATTCTGTGGGGACTGACGCATGTCCATATTAATGTTCTTTGATTTTTTAGTAACATTATCTACAGTCTCTGTCATCCCTTGGTTATAAAAGAATTCAGCAAATTTGTCAAGGTTCATAGCAACAGATATAGCTCTATGATATCCTTCAGCGTCATTAATCAATCCTGAGTCCTTATCCATAAATTTACTTACGAAATTATTGACGTTAGATTGTTTACTCTTCAGCTCATCTTTATCACCAGGTTTAAACGTAAAACTTTTTTCTCCGACATTGAACTCAAAACCTTTGAACTCATCGTTAAAAACCTCATCGGTCTTTTCTAAAAAATAGTCGTACCTTTTTTTCTGTGCTTCCTTTGCAGTGTTAGACTCATTTATATAACTCTTATAGCTATTGAACTTTTCTTTATCATCATTAGACAGCCCATCCCCACTTGACTCAAGAGGAACTTTATACTTATCTTTTTGATCATTTAAAAACTTCTTCGCTTTTACAAGTTCTCGTTTTTCTGCTAACTGAATCTTCTTAATGTCCTTTGCGTCATCAAAGTCCTCATCATAAGAAAATTTATCTTCAATAAGATCGTTTATGTCCTCACTATCTAATCCTTCTTCTGTAGACGTATAGTATTCAGTTAGTATTTGTTTACTGTCCATGTCATCAAAGTTTTTTTGTAACCTCACAAAATCTTCGATACCACGACCAGTGTCTTTTTTGTAATTAAAATATGCAGACACGTCATCAGGTAACTCTTCGTTTGATTCTTTTGTTTCAAACAATTGGTCTACTGACTCGATGTCCTTATCGTATCTATTTTTAATATAAGAAAGAACGTCACTATCATTTATGCTTGATTCGGAAGTAGCCTCTGTCTGGCTCACCTCTTCCTGCTCAAACTTATCTTCATGTTTCTTTAACAGTTGTTCTTCAATTTCTACTTTTGATTTCTCAACCCCAGTAACATCTTTTACTATAAACTTATTCTCTTCCATTTAATTTAATTTTTACAAAGTTAATACTTATTTTAATTACCCTTTTAGCCGCTTATCTTGGAGAGAACTCTGATAGGTCAAAGCCATCTAAGCTGTCCTCATTAGACTCAAAGTTTTGTGCTGGTAAATTTCTTTTCCTTTGCTCAATCATTTTAGACTGCTGAGTATTACCAAGACTTATTCGGTCTGCTTTAGCTGTTTCTCTTTGCGTTTCTCTTTCGTCAATCTTCGACTGGTCCATCCCTCTTAGCTGCATATTCATGTCAAACTCAACCTGCATTAACTGACGCTTAAGGCCAGCCTCATTCTTTTGTTTCTCAATCTCGAAAGCTATCTCTGCCTGCTTAATTTGAATCTTAGTCTGCATCTCCTGCTGACTTTGTTGCATTGAAAATTGAGCTGCCTGTTGTTGAAGTTGTTGAGCTTGCTGCGCCTGCATCTCTTGCTGCTGCTTCTGCTGCTGCTGAACCTCTGCCTTAGTTTGCTTACGCTTAACCTTGAGAAGCTGGTTAGCCATCTTTAAATTATTGATGGTCCTTATATCAATAGCGTCCTCCAAGTCGATGCCACCGTTCTGTAATGACATCTGTATGTTCTGCTCAAGCTGTTGCTTCTCCTCTTCGTCAGGACTCATCTCCACAAAAATACCAAAGTCATACAGGTACAAGTTTTTTATTTCCTCTAATATGTTTAGGTTGTATTTACCAATCTGCATAGCGAACTCATCCCTAAAGTCAGCATACTCCAAAACATCTGCCGTTCTAATAGATAAGCACTCCGCTAAAGTCTTAGTTATATAAAGGCTGGCGTTTAAGATATGTCTTGTAGCTACGTTTGAATTTAAAGCAGCTAACTTTTGTACCCCCACTAAAGCATTAGGGTCTGGAGAAGAAGCATCCCTTGCCTCGTTTAACCCCGTAACCTGTCTTATCATATTAAGGTAATGGTTGTAGTTACCTATAAGCATCTGCATCTTACTCTGTCCACTGCTGGATGTAAGTTGAGTGATAGGAACCTTTGCGTTATTATACTCTCCGTCTTGAGTAAAACTCCTACCAATAACACTACCTGTTTGGAAGTATAACCTTAAAGCATCTTCAGGGTTGTATGCCGCACCTGTACCAAGGTCAACCTCATTAAGTCCATCGGCATCTATAAACACCCCGTCTGGAACAACCTTAGAAACCACCTGCTGTATCTTTAAATGGCTTATCTGTATTAAATCAGCAAAGGGTATCATCCTTCTAACTAAAGACTCTAACACCCCCTTATACATCCTTGGAGCGCACGCCACATAGTTAGGCATAGCATACTGGTTAGCAGAGTTAGGACGGACCATGTTCTCCATCATTTCCCACTTCAATATAATGTTTGTACCCATCACCATAACACCCTCGTACCAAACGTCAATTCTTTTCTCTACCTTTTCAAACTCGCCCTCGTCCATCATCTCTTGAGGTGGGTTGAACTCGTCATCCTTCTCTACAGTTTTGTATGTACCCTCGGCAGTCTTTTTCTTTTTGTATACAAAACTATTAGTAGTCTTGTAGTTAAAGTATAATAGAGTACATGTATCTCTTGCAAACATACTGTTCTCATACATAGCTGCTACATTGTAGTAGTCGTACCACGCCTGACTGTACTTAGATATCTCAGACAGTTGCTCGTTTGTTACTGTTGGGTCAATCTTTATCACCTCACCAATTGGTACTGTCTTTATCTCCCCCCAATAAAATGTATCCTTGAAGTAAGGGTCCTCTGTGTAACTGTAAACAACATTTGCAGGGTCAACATAGTCAACCTTTATACCATCACCTTGCTGAAAGGTGTGCTTGGTCATGCCTATTCCTAATGTAGTAATATCGTAGTCCACCCTCTTGCGAGTGTCAACATAATGATTCTCCTCAAGCATAGTGTTAATAGCTATCTCGTTAGCTATCTCTATTGCAGGCTTATAGTTTAGCTGCATGTAAAGCTCCATCTCTGTGTCACCCTGAGGTAAAGTTCCTGGGTCTACCTGAAACATTTTTACACCAAAATCTTTTTCTACTTGTCTAAACAGGTCCTGAGCAACTACATTAACCTCTACCGTTCTTTGAAACTGATTCCTTTTTTCAGCCGACATAGCATCCATAGCAATACAGTTAACCTTAAACAATCTGTCAGACATTCCGTTAACAACAATGTCTACAAACTTTGGTATGATAGGGACTGGTGTCCAGTCTAAGTTTAGGTACGATAAATCTCCGTCTACTGCTAACTCGTTTTTGTACTTTGCGACTGACTGCTCTCCTCTTGCGTAAAGTCTTAGTCTATGAAACTCTGCCCACTGACTGTAAAACCTACAACCCCCTCCATCTTTTCTGAACCACTCGTACTGTATAGCTTGACCTACCTGTAGACCAAACTCGTCCGTAGCCTTGTCTTTATCAGAAGCAAATTGGTCAGGAAACGCTGCAGAGTTTATGTTTATATTAACGTCTTTCATGTATTTATTTGACTTTTACCGCTGGAGTTATTATATGTAGCAAATTTAACTAATATTTTTGATTGTTGTTTAGATGGTGTGTACAAGTGTTTCTGATTGGCCATAATAGCTAACCCTGAACTTATAGCAGCATCAAACTTTGTCCTGTTACTTATGTCAAACTTTGCCCAGTCCTCAAGCGTCTTTCCAAAGTACATAGTACCCATATCCCCTACATCTCTATAGTCTCCATTAAAGTCAATACCTACATGCTTCTCGATGTATGATTCAATAGCAGAGGCGTGTGACTGCTTTACGTCTTCACTTGAGTTAGGAATACCTCCCAACTCCTTCTCTGTCTTAGAGAGCTTAGTGTAAGACTTGTCAGGTCTATTTAAGGAGTAACCCCTGTAACCCCTGTTCTTAAAATGATACAGTAAACGAGGCTTATTGTTTTCACATAGTATAGGCATCCCATAGAACACGCAGGCCATCAACACCTCCTCGAAAAATATCTCCGCAGTCTGCGGCCTTGCTATGTACTCTAAGAAGAACTCATTACTCGGAGCCTCTTGCATGTTAAACTTAGTGAGTCCATGCAGCGCACCGTTAGACCCCTTGCCAACAACAACCCCTGATATATCATAGGAGTCACAGCCGAATGATCCGACATCCTCGTTGCCTGGCTTCTTAATCCCTCTCTCCATAATAACCTTGTTCTGAAGATGTGGGGGTGGTGTCCAGCTCACTAAAAATCTTCCGTTCTTATTAGGTGACCATATAACCTTAGAGTCCTTTATACCATCCTTCCAATGAAACGAACCCCTCGTTACATGGTGGTCTATTATTAAGGAATCATTATAGTCCACCTGCTGGTATATCTTTGTCAAGTTAAATATAGACTGCTTACTCTCATCTCTAAATGCGTGAGACTCCGTTCTTGGAAACTGTCTGTAAAATTCGTTTAATGCGTCTGGATCCTGAGTAAGTGAGTTAACCTCGTTTGTCCAGTAGTCAATAGCTCCAATTGTTATAGGCTCCCCGTCTATACCCTTGACAGGTTTTATTGGGGTGTTAAATACAGGCATACCGTATAAGTCAATATAACCCTCAAAGTTCCACTCCATAGGAATAAACAAACAATACAACCCACTTTTTGTTTGACCATTTGCATTCCTTTTAGAGGGAAAGGAGTCATCATAAAGTGCCTTGAAGTTTCTACCCCCCTTGTCTAAAGCGTTTGAGGTTGACCCCATCATACACTTACCAATAACCTTACTACCTAAACGCAAACAAGTTTTAGTCACCCTCCAGTTATTTAAAATATTATCTGGCCTCTCCCACTTTCCACTCTCATCATGCAGAAGTAACTGTAACTTCTCCCCATCGTAACTGTTGTCCCCTGTGTTCTTCCAATCTATAGTGGTGTCCAACCCTTCAAGCTCATCATCAGACAAGGTGTGCATGTTCTTTTTAGTAATCTTAGACGCTGGGACCCTGTAAGCTAATTCTGTTTTAGGCTTATCCATACCGTCCTGTATAGGCTTGAAAAAGAACGGGTAGTTATTTGAAATAGGTACTACCTTGTCGGTAAACATTTTCTTTGCATCAGAACCACTTTTAGAAAGTATGCCTATTCTTGAATCCTTTGTTATGGTAGCTTGGTTAACCCCCTCACATGAACTCATAAAAGAAAACCCTGAACGCCTTATCTTTAGATAACACATTCCAAAGCTCCTCTTGTCAGCCTTACACGCCTCCCAGAAGATATAAAAAACTCTGTTAGCTTCTCTGAAGTCAGGGTTACCTACATCAATCTTTGTCCACTGCAAGTACATGTAATGGGTCCCTGTAATGTAAGTAGGCTTACCGTTGTTCATAAACCAATACCCATGCTCACGTCTGTTGAACTCTTCCTCGATATAGTCAACCCACTTGGACTTAAATATGTCAGGCGTGTCGTGCCACTGGAATATAGACTTAATCTTAGACAACTCTTTTGCTAAAGGGGTAGACTCCCAGTGCTGTTCTTCTTTAGCCTTAGACCTTTTGAATACTTCTTTAGGTGGCTTAGGTAGGGCTATTTTTAACCCATTAATATTTATAATAGATTCTATCTGACCCGTATGAGATATAACAACTACGTCATACTTTTCATTATAACCATACAACCAAGTCCT